AGAAATGTAGCTTTGTTTGGCAATAGTGTGATTGGAAGTAATACTTACGTAGCATTACTATTAAATAATGTAAAGAATATGAATTACTATTCTAATTATGAAACAGATAAACTTATTATAGGAACTAATCAGAATTTGCCAGTACAGGGTCTACTTGCCGTTATGTGTATAAACAATACATAGCAAGTATTTAAAATGACAAATAAAATTGCAACAGAACAATATTTAATTAATTTAGCTGGTGGAGGTACAAATACTCCAACCAAGTGTGCCACTAGAGATAGAGTAGAGTTCTTCGGACTTGAAACTAACGATAATTACGCTAATAATCAGTTAGTTAAGGAAGAGGATATACAGTTGTCAACATTCCAGTATGACTTCAATATACATGTTTCAATAACTAACTCTGGGCTTACGTCTAAATCCTATGACTTTGTAGCAGATGTTTACATAGATGGAGTTCCAGATGGGTTTATAACAATTCCTAGGTCTGGAACTCTAGACTATCAAGGGGCAACTTTCTTTGACAGAAACTTCCACTTTAATTTACCAACTGATTTAACTAATGTCTCTAAATTATTGTTCACTGGATATTTCAGTACATACAGGGTGACTGTAGATGCAGATAATGTAACAAATAACGCAGTATGCCAATCTGGGGTAACTACTGAAATACCAATAAATCAGGCATATATAGGAGGTGACACAGCTAATATTTCTATAAATGTAATTATATAATGAAGTTTGTAACATTCTTAAAGCAAGTATTCACATCCCACTCTGGCATATCATCTAAGAGACTCTGCGGAGTAGTAGGGTGGTTTGTCTGCTTGGGAGTGTTAATATACTGTGCAATAAACGTGATTCAAGCCCCATTAATGATAGACACAGTCCTGTTGTGTTGTATGGGATTGCTTGGCATAGATTCAGTAACAGGAATATGGAAGAGATTCACCAATAACGATAAATCGAATAAATAATGAAAGTAATACCTAAACTACAACAAGGAAACACCATAGAGTCCGATAATACTAAAGTAGTTAGGCCAGAAATTCATGAACCTATTAAAGCTAAACCTAGACAGTATTCCATTGTAGATTTAGGTGGAGAACCTTCTAATGATACCAGGTCAGCTGCTGAAAGAAATAGAGACTATTGGCATCCTATTAAGGGAGCTAAAGCCAGATTCAAGGCTTCTATGTCCAATGAGACTAATCCTCTAGTTGGAATAGAAAGAACTATACTTCCTTCAGCAGCTGGCGCTGCATTAGTAACAACTCCAGCCGCTGTTGTAGGAGGAGCTTTAGGTAATATGACTGTGGATAAGCTTACCGGGGGCTGGGGTAACTGGTTGGAAGATAAAACTGGCATTCCGTCCGAAATTGGAATTTATACTAATCCAGGAGCTTGGTATGGTGGTGCTAAAGGATATAAGATTGGAAAGGACAAGCTAATAACTAAATCAATTAAAGGTGATGCTGACCTAGCTTGGAATCCTATTAACAAGAACCATTGGATATTTAATAAGGAAGCAAGGACTCCTTCTAATATAGCAATGGCAACAGCTAACAGAATTACTCCATTTCTATCTAAGGTAGAGAAATTACCATTAAAAGTGGCTGCTTATAAAGCTGCCAAGAGAACTAACGGTAATGCATCAGTAAGTTTGCAAGATATAAAAACAATGCCAGCCGACTACACAGGTTCTTCAATACTAGGTGGAGGAAATTTAGAAGGTAGGAATCTATTAGCTAAATATATATTTGATGAGAATCCAGTAGTTAAAAGAATGTTCTTTAATAAAGCTACTAGTAATATCAAACCTATTAGCCGTAATGAAGCAAGGAGAGGATTTAGTCATGGGGATAGATATGAGCAGCTTTATCCTGGAGTTCATAACAGAAGATACGAAATGAGTGCAGTAGTACCCTCTGGTAAACCTCTTAAGTTTGAGAATGTTACAAAGTTTACTGATTATGCTGGAAAGAATCCAATCGGCAAGGTTGTTGGTAAGGAGACTGAACCAGTAATGCGTATGGGAGATAAAGAGTTTATGACCTTTAGGCAGCCAGGAACCGATTATATAGGTCCTATTGATGACGTTGCTGGACACTTGGTTAAGTTTCAAATGAATAAGGGTAAGCTTAGACAGACTTCTCAAGATATGTGGAAATTTAATCCTGCTGACTATGCTAAGAGGTGGAATGATTCTCCTAATACTGCTAACCAAGTTAGGCTTATTAAACAAGCTGCATTAATGGATAAAGTAGGTCGTCCTTTCATATTGCAGCAATCTAATCCTATATGGGTAGAAGGTAAGTCTGTTAGAAATCCAGAATTAGTAACTATGGCACATGGTGGAAGATTTGATTTTAAGAAGTCCCCTCTGTTAAAGAAACAAGAAGAGATTAACGGTAAGAGGGATATGCGTAAGAAGTTCATCAAATCAAGTCGCCCAACCTATAAGAAGCGAATCAAGAAAGCTCAACAAGGAATGAAGTTCGTAAGTTATAATCCAGTAAGTAATCCTACAATAGATTACACTGATATTACTAATCCTATTAATCCATTTAGTGAGTATAATTATAATACAACTTACGATAAACCAGAAGCTTTAGTAGTACCAGTAAGAGATACTAATGAACCTGATGTAGTAGCTAATAATCCTACAGTAGAGCCAGTAATTAATAAGCCAGTAGCTAGTAAACCTGTTACCGATAAACCTGTTACTAAAACTGCCAACTCAACTTGGAAGAGTCCATATACTAACAGAAGACAATGGTCTACAGAACTTATTAATGCCTATAAGAAGGCAGGTATTACTAATGATAATGCAATTAGAATGTTATTAGCACAAGACGCATTAGAATCTAGTTGGGGTAAGTCTGCACAAGGTAAGTACAACTTTGGCAATTTAACTACTGGTAGTTCATGGAAAGGTGATTATGTAACTGGTAATGATAAAAATGCTAAAGGTGAAGCTATTAAGCAGAAGTTTAGGTCTTATAATTCTATGGATGAGTATGCAGCAGACAAGATACAATTCTTAAAAAGACTATATGACTTTGATGAGAATGATGATATTAATAAGTTTGTAGCTAAGCTTACTGGTTCTAATAAAGGTAAGAGAAGATATGCAGAAGCTACTAATTATGCTAAAGTACTTACTGGAGTATATAATGGTATTCCTAAAGGTGAGAATGGTATGATTATTAAGTATCAGAATCCAGCTCAACCTATTAAATATATGGGAGGTTATGATAAGAGAGGTAACATGGTATTGCCAGTTAATAATGAGAATGGTATGAATAATGTAACTTTACCAGAAGTAACAGTTACTCCTAGGAATATTAATCTAGCAGGAGCTGTAGATAGAGGAAGGAGAGAAGCTGCACCTTATGTTAGTACATTATTAACAGGTGCAATATTTGGACCGCTTCCAGTGTTAAGTGGAGCTATAGGCAGTACAACAGTTGATGAAGCTACTAGGGAACTAAGTAAGGGCAAATATAATACATGGGGAGATATGATGACTAGTGCTGGGATGAATCCCATCTTTGCAGAACTTACTAACCCTGGTTCGTATATAGGATTGCATGGTTTTAATAAGTTTGGACCCGGACTCAAACCAGTGGAGGACCTAGCAATAGGCGGTAACAAATGGGCTAGAGCTAGAGTAATTAGTAAGACTATAGACAAAGGAACTCCTTCAGTTAAACCATTGCCCAATAATGTAGGTTGGGGACCTAGGCAATCCATACATGTAACACACGATGCTAATACTTCCAACAAACTACAATTGCATAGCCCAGAAAGATGGGATGCTGTTTACGAAGGTGCTCCTGAAGCTGGTATATGGTATCAAGGTAAAGTAGGTAATCCTAGAACAGCAGCTAACCACTCTGTTCCAGGTAAAGCTGAGAAGGCAGCTGCGGCTAGAGACAGATTTGCTAAGAGACCTTATAGAGTGGAAGGAGACTTGGAGTTGGAGAGACCTATAGTTACTGTAGGTGATGTACCTAATAGAGCAGCATTAGAGCGAGCAGCAGATAAAATGGGCGCAGATGGAGTAATCTTTAACAATGTATATGATAATGGATACTCTAACAATCAAGTAATCTTTAGTCTTAGAGATGACTTGAAGAATGGTACTATGACTCATAAGCCAACTGGTAAGACAGTTATCCCAACTGAGAACAATCCATATCCTAAGATAGGAACAGCTACAATGGTAGATGGTATCTTCGAACCTACTGGAGACATCTTTGGAGAAATTCTCCCTACACAAGGAACTAAGCATGTGGTGTTTAAACATAAGACAGACCCGACTAAAGTAGTTAAAGTGTACAAACCAACCGAAGGAGGGTATAAAACTTTGGATGAATTACGTGAAGGTCTTAGAATGTATAGAGCTAGAGATGAGGTACCTGGAGCAGTGCCTACTGAGCTTCAAGGTTACTTACAAGGAGAGAATGGAATGTATCCAGTGTTTACTCAAACCAAAGTAGGGCCTATTAAAAAGATGAGTGTACTTGACGAGTTGGCAAGGATGTTTGAAGCTAAAGGATGGACTAGAATTAATGATTCATCCTATAAGAACTCCAAGATTACAGTCGGAGATATTACCACAGAGAATGTAGGTATGCTTAACGGTAAACCAGTCATCTTTGACCCGGAAGCCGCTTATAACGAAGATATTATTAAAGTATCTAATGCTAAATTTAAGAATAAATAGTTTCTAATAAAACAAGCCCGAGCCTAGTAATTAAACTAAGTTCGGGCTTTTATTATATTAACTTATTATACGTTAATCTTAATTACCTGTCTAGAATAGTCAGGCAAGTCAAGTATTTTATTACTTTGGTCAAATGTAGAAGCTGTATTCTGCAATAGGAGTCTTTTAGTTCCATTCGAACCAATTGCATACCAATTTGAATCTACATATATTAAATCAGTAAGAGTGTATGCACCTAGTGTAGAGGTAGTCCAATTCTGACCTCCGTCTGTAGACACGCTCTTCATATTATTTCCTATAAGCATAAATGTATTAGTCCCAGCTTCATTTGCATACAAACCTTTAGTCAAAGCAGTTAGTTGTGGTCTAGTGGTTGCAGCAGTCCATTGAGTTCCAGTTGGGTTAGTACTAACGTATGTATAATTACTTGTAGTGCTATATACTACACTTCTTGGCGAAGAATGAAACCCTTGTATTACTGCACTTGGTGTAAACATTCCTGGAGTATAATAAGTAAGAGAATCTGGTACAGATGTAGCCAAGAAGGTATATATTCTAGCTCCTCCCCGATATGATGCCCCAACACAGCAGTAATCATAAGGCCCAGTTGATATGCTACTGACTGGACCTACAACACTACGCTCCTTTACTGTACCGTCATCATACACTATAATAACATAGTTCTTACCGTCTCCTCCTGCTCCCTTATAAAATACCCAGCCAGTAGAGAACCTAGCCAAGTGAGCATAACCATAAGTTCTTACAGTATCTTTGTATTTTAATTCCCACTGTTTGGTGGACTGATTAACTACATATAGTCCTCCAAGCATAGACAATGCTCCAATTGCTTCACCTCCTCCAGCTATGTATATAAAATCCTCATGGCCGTCCATAGCTGGAATTTGAGCATAGGTGCCACCACCAGCAAAGTATAAACTACCTGTCTCCGTGTTAATAAGAAATAAGTCTTTGTCTACAACTATATCTTCCTCTTTAACTAACTGGTTTGGTTGGTAGTTATTAGATGTAACTACNCTTACCTGTTAATTCATTCAGTTTGTCTTGTGTTACTATTTTACTCATATTTATTGTTATATTAATTTAATTACTATATTTGCATCACCATAATTGCACCTCAACTTCCGAGATTGAATTAAATCATAGAAAGGAGGTGTTAATTATGGAGATAGCAAAGACCGTCTTTGTCCATGCTTACTGGAGATTCCGTCTCGGTAAGTGGGAATACGTCAGAGCGCACTGGTGTAGACCACCAAGACGAAGACGTAAAAACTATCTTAGGCTTTGTGCCTAGCATCCACTGGCAACCCAGATGTAAAACGGGTTGCTTCTTTTATTTAGTATGTAAAGTTACTTAATCATCTCTAAGTGACAATTATAGAACTTTAGAAATTCAGGTTCTTCTACTTGGTAATACCATTCTATCATCTTATCAATAGCATGGCAGGCGTCTTCATTGTCTATATGCTCTTTACATTCTGGCTTAACAAGTCCATTGCATTGTTCCTTTAATGGGCAGTTATGGTCTTTACTTACCCAACACTGTTTCTTATCTGCATCTTTACTATAGTATTGATTTAATTGTTCATTAGTCATATTAATTTGATTTTAGAATCTCATTACATGCATCATTCATTTGCTCTTCTGTAATGTAATTACGTTGTTGTAAGAAATATAAGAGCTGAGCAACAAGCTCTGTGCCAATCGAAGTTATATCTTTTATATAGGCTTTAGGAATTACCATACAATCCTTACATAATGAATCAGGTATATTAATACCATAAATACTTGAAGCAAGTACAATAGCTTTATCATCTTCTTCTATGAAGTAACCTACTGTACTTGTTTCTATATCTCTATTTAAATATTTAACATCTTCTGATAGACTGCATCCTTCTCTATCAGTCATGTACTTGCTATTCCATTTAACAAGTATTAAGTCTTTACGTTTTAATTTACAATTCATATTAATTCATTTAAGGTTTATACTCACGGACTTTAGCTTCAAGGTTATTAGGTAACTCTTCTGTTACGTGATGTATTCCTGCATCTGAACCTAACAAGTAAATAGTGTTATTATTGCATACATAAAGATACTTACTTCCTCTCCAATATCCCTTACCTGTACGTACTTTAAATACTACATCTATTTTATAATCCGTTCTACAATTCATACCGTAACCTGGCTTTATAGGTGGGAATTTAGTAGTAATTGCCCAGTCATTCCATTTGCTCATATTTATATTAATTTATTACACAGCCGTAGTGTCTATAGAGAATGTCACGTACCACCAATATAAATCATCTGCATTGTCTATTCCAACTTCTAATAATTGAGACCAATTTACTCCTTTATATTTCCTTAAGTTTTTAAGCACATTTAGAACATCTTCCATAGAATTAATAATACATCCTTCAGCCCCATTTGTTCCATTGCTAATTGTCATATAAACTTGTAATTTAGATTTACCTCTAGGAACAACGGCAAATGTTTCATAATGGTCTTTTATGTTCAAAATAATATCTTCTATATGTTCTAGAACATTGGCTTGTAAGGGTTCGCCAGTCAGGTTACACATTCTTAAGCCTTTGGGGGTTCTTTCATAATATAAATGCTTTAAGGACCCAAGTGTATCATACCAAGTTCCAGAGTTAAACAGTTTAATTACTTGTTTACGTTCCTCCTCATTATAAGGACTCCACCTATTCCCAAATCCTCTACTGGTTCTATCATTGTATGTTTCTGTTCCCGATTGTACTATATAGTCAATA